CTTGATGGGCCAAAAAGCCACCATAATAAAATTATGGCTATTAGTGCTATTAGTGCTAAAAGTGCATATTCAAACATGATGTTAGTCCTTTGTGGGTAGGTGATTAGTGACAATAATGGCAAGTAGTGATAATGATTTTTTATTGACCCCGCCAAGGGAGCAAAATTTGCACCTCAAACAGGCGGGGCTTTTTATGCGGTAAGAACAAATGGGCGATCCCATTGCCCAATGTTAACGTAAGCATACCAGCCCACATCATGATAATCGATCATAGGTTCGCTATTGTCGTGATTACCGTCCATCAAAATTGCAAATGCTTTTTGCAAAAACTCTAAAGGACGACCAGAAAACCAAGGGTTGCTTTTTTCATTAACATAAGAAGCAGCTACTTGAATGTTTTTGTTACGTTCGCGGTGGTTGAATTTTTTAGCAATCTCGTTGTAATTGCCAATAAAATCTAACGACGCGTTTTTAATATTCAAGTTAAGTACCGAATGATTTTCAATAGAAAGAGTTGCTTTAACGCCGTACTCTTTGAGTAAAGGAGCAATCTTTGCTTGCATCTGTTTTTTGCGCTCTTGGCTTATGTAGGCCATGATGTTTATTTCTTCGTCTGTCGGCTTGATTGCCGTCTATGAAAACAGTATAGCGGTGACTAAGTCACCTGTCAATAGGTTTTTTAAAAATATATTGTTGTGGGGAAACAATAGTTTGTGATTAAGTATAACAGATAAGCTACTAAGTGTTGCAGTTGTTTAAAAAACAAGCTATAACAACTATATGGCAAGAAGTGGAAACCCGAACCCAAAACCCGGTCCCGGAAGACCTCCGGGTTTACCGAATAAATCTACTGCTAAAGCAAGAGAGGCGATTGCAGAGCTTGTGGACGGAAACGCACACAGATTGCTAGGCTGGCTCGAACGAGTCGCTGAAAAAGACCCGGCAGAAGCGTTTAAGCTGTTTCAAAGCGTGATTGAGTATCATATCCCAAAATTACAACGGACAGATACTACTTTGACCGGGCAAGACGGTGGCCCTGTTCAGCATTCCATCAAAGTTACATTTGATTAAGTTGACAGCCGTGTTAAAAACAATTAAAAGGCAAAACATTAGGGGGAATTTATGGCAAATTCTGTAACGGTTGCCGGGGAAATGTTCATAAGCGAGGGAAGCTCGACGTATTTGGAGCCGTATCAAGAAGATTTTTTGCTTATTTCTGAAATTAGCACCCCTGAAGAATGCCGCTCTGTCATTCAGCACGCTTTCCTCAATGATAGACTGAAAGGGCAGAACCCTAAATACCGCGCCTGGAACACCTGCCAGATTGTGGAAGTGAAGAAAAGCAAAGAAGCTCCAGCCGATGAAGAGTTCCAAAAGCTGATTCAGACGGCAGTATCTAATGCTTGCTTGCCGGAAAATCTTTCCGCGTATCGTTCTCTCACCGGAAAAATGGAAGCCTTAAAACGTGCTGTGAAGAAAGTTTTAGAGCGCAAAGAGGAAGAGGAAGAAGCCGAGGAAGCCGCTGCATTGCTGGCTAAGGCGAAGAAATCCAAGAAATTTGCTCAAGCATCCTAGGTGGAAACAAGGATAAACATTCCGAGGGCGTTTAAAGAGCTTTTCGACAATCAGTATCGTTATAAGGTTTATTATGGGGGGCGCGGCGGCGCAAAGAGTCACAGCTTTGCACGTGCGCTCTTGATACTGGGGGCACAAAGCAAGCTACGCATCCTTGCCACCCGCGAGCTGCAAAAAAGCATTGAAACCTCGGTGCACAAACTGTTCAGCGATTTAATACAGCAGTACAATCTTGAAAGCTTCTGGCGCATTAAGAAGGCCACCATTGAAGCCCTGAACGGCACTGAAATTATGTTCAAGGGATTAAAGTACAATGCAACCGAGATTAAATCCACCGAAGGCGTGGACATCTGTTGGATTGAAGAAGCAGAAAACACAAGCGAGCATTCCTATGAAACACTATTGCCCACCATCCGGAAAAACGGTTCTCAAATATGGATTAGTTTTAACACCAAGAACGTCACCGACCCAACGTATCAACGGTTTATTGTTAACAAGCCAGACAACGCCTTCGTCAAGAAAGTCTCATGGCGCGATAATCCGAACTTTAGTGAAACGCTTAACAACGAGCGCATAAGGCTAGAACGTGATGATGCCATTGCCTATGCCCACGTTTGGGAGGGGGAGCCTGATACCCGGTACAGCGGCACAATTTACAGCGTGTACATTGAGCGTGCACGAGAGGCCGGACGTGTTACCGATGTTCCGTACAAGGCAGGTGTTCCCGTCATCACTGCGTGGGACTTAGGCAAGCAGCATGGCACTTGTATCTGGTTTGCCCAGATGGTGGGGCAGCAAGTACGGGTGTTTGACTACTACGAGGCATTTGGAGCAGATGCAGACATTGAAGAGCTGGCAAAAGTGCTCAACGGCAAGGGATACCTCTACGGGATGCATTACCTGCCCCACGATGGGGTTCACGAGCGGTTAGGTATGAAAGGCTCAATTAGTGAGCAACTACGCCTTTCTGGTCATCCTAACAAGATTCTACCCATGTTGTCGGTTAAAGCCGGGATTGAAAAAGGCCGCTCACTACTCAAAGAAGCATGGATTGATTCCAAGGCGTGCTCAAATGGACTGCACGCAATGATGCACTATGCTTATGAGTATGACGAAAATAGATTGACGTTTAAGCCTAATCCTATGCAAAACTGGGCTACAGACGCAAGCGACGCATGGCGGTATCTTGCACAGGCAATGGAATATAAGGTTCAACCGCAACAAGGATTGATTGCCAAGAAACAAGTTCTTTACAGCACACAGAATAAAATTATTACCCCAACACGCCCCAAGCTGGGAAGCTTGCGATAATTTTAATCTATTCTAAAAATAAAATAGTTGTGATATAGCAATTCAAACTAAGGGGAAAGCACATGGCAAAAAATACCACGGCGGCATTAGGCGGTATTGGTACCAAGCTTTTTAGCGGTGGCGGCGGCACCTCTGTTGAAGAAGAGCAAAAACGTCTGCGCGAACAGCAAAAAGTAATTGCCCGGCAAGAGCTGGATAAAGCCGCACAAGATCAAGCTAACCTCGAAAATGCAGCAGCAGCGGGAGCGCAAAAAGTGCGCCCTGTAACTCCAGTTCCCATTGAAGACGACGAACAGCGGCGTAAATTCCTAAAGCGGGTAACTGCTTAAATGGATTACACCAAGATCAAAAAAGAATTTGACGCTGCAAAGTCACGGCGTTCTAACTTTGATAATATGTATCAGGTGCTTGGCGAGTATATCGCCATGAACCGCCAGAACTTTACCGGACAGCCGTCAAACGGTGAATTTCTTGTTGATCGCATCTTTGATGCCACTGGAGCGGCGGCGGCTAAAATATCCTCGGCGGCATTGCTGGGGATGTTGTGGCCGGGTTCTGCGGGTAATGTTTTTGACTTAGCCCCGGTAGATGAGGAAGACGAGGGCACAGAGAAATTCTTTACCGATTTAAATAAAATTTCTTACGCAGCCTTTGACGATCCACGAGCCAATCTTGCCGCATCCCTTGATGCGTATATGTACGATCAGATTGTTTTCGGTACTAGCGGTGTCGGCAGCGAAAACGGGGAAAAGTCGGATTTATTTTTTAGCCCTTATTCCGTTAAAGAGATTTACCCAATATCGGGCAAAGGCGGTGTTGTTATCGGGTTTAATGTTTTCTTTGAGTGGAGCGTTGAGCGGATTGTCGGTGAGTACGGGATAGAGAATTGCGGCAAACTCATTCAGGACGCTTACAAAGGCGGCAAAACCGATGAGATGTTCCCGGTTTTGTTTCACGTCAAGAAGCGCGACAAAAAAGAGGCCGAAAAAGGCCAGAAGTCTATGCCGTTCTATGGGTGTCATCTAAGCTATAAAGATTGCCATTTGCTTAAAGAAGATGGGTTCTGGGAGCTACCTATTGCTATCGGGCGTTGGTCAAAGCTCTCCTATGAAGATATGGGACGCAGCCCGGCAATGGATGCACTGCCAGACATTCGGGAAGCAAATGCGTTGCGCGAAGCCCTGATTGTTGCCACCGAGAAAATCCTAGACATGCCCAAGGGCGTAATGAGCGATGGCGACTTTGGCGGTGGAAGCATAGATTTTAGTGCAGGTACAGTCAGTGTTTTTAACTCAAGCGGCAACATAACGGGCAACCCGGTATTTGACATTGGCAGCCCTCCTAATATCCCGTGGGCAGAAAAACGCTTAGAGCAACTGCGCGAATCTATCTCACAGCATTTTAACATTGACCGATTGCTTGACCTAAACAACTCTACCGAAATGACGTTAGGCGAAGCCCAGATACGAGATCAAGCAAAGGTTGCGTCATTGGCTGCGTTGTTCAATAGGCAGATACAAATATTGCAGCAAGTCATTGAACGCGGCGTATCGCTGTTGTTCAGAAAAGGCAAATTTGGTGTTGTCAAAGGCACCGAGGAAGAAGCCAGAATAATCAGAGAAGGCGGAACACCGAAATACTTACCGGACAGCATTGCAAAAAAACTGGCCGAAGGTAAGGATATATACAAAATAAACTACAAGACACGGGCGGCTCTTGCTTACAGCGCCGAACAATACCGAGCCATGATTGAAGTTTTAACTATTGCGGCAAATAACTTTCAGATTAACCCCGAACTTATGAAACGCATTAACACAAAAAAATTCCAAGATGAAATATGCAAAATCAGGGGCATTAGCTTCATTCTGAAAACAGATGAAGAATTTGAAGCCGCACAAGCTGCCGAGCAGCAGCAGATGCAACAACAACAGGGTTTAGTCGCTGGAGAGCAACTGGCAACGATTGCAGAAAAAGCCGCCAATGCAGAAGCAAGGGTTAAAGGACAATGATAATTGTTACCGAGGAATCATTTAGAGAGGCAATCAACAGGGTTGCCGCCACCACCGACGGACAGATTGTGCTTGCTTGTTTGTGCGAATATTCAGGGTTCAACAAAGATATTGCCGTCAATGACTCTATCGAGCAAACCTACGCAAACGCTGTCTTGCGCCGGGCATACCTGTACTTGCGCGGGTTTATACGCAATGAGTATTTGATTGATATAGAGTTTGGCTACCGTCGAGGAGCTGAAAAGAAGGCTGGCCTGAAGCCAGTTAATCCTAGCGAGAGGACAAGACCATGACCACTGAAACCACCGTGCAGCCCACAACTCCTGCGGCAGAGACACCGCCGCCACCGTCCTTTACCGTGCCGGAAGAATACAAGGCACGAGGCTGGGTTGAGAAAATCAAGACACCGGATGACCTGTGGAAAACATTGGATAATGCCCAATCCTTGTTGGGGAAAAAGCCTGTTGGCTTACCAGCCGCCGATGCCCCCGATGAGGAATGGAACAAATATTATAACATCGCCCGGCCAGAGTCTGCCGACAAATACACATTCAGCGACGTGGAAGGCTTGCCAGAAGGTGCTAACCTTGACGAAGCCAAGAAACTAGCCCAACAGCTCATGTTTGATGCTGGGTTGCCCCAAAAGCAAGCCGACCAACTATGGAAGGCGTACATTAAATCAGAGACTGATGCGGCCAAGCGCAATGAGCAGACGCTGAACCAAAAGTTTGACGAGCAGCTAAAAGCGCAGTTTGGAGACAAAGCCACCGCCGCCCAAGGTATTGCCGAGGATATGATTGTCAAACACGTTCCTGAAAATGTCCGTGCAAGCCTACAAAAAGCCGCCAACAACCCAGATGCGCTTGTCGGTATCATTGCAATGGCCAACAGTCTGCACGATGAGATAAACAAAATTAGAAAAGAATATGGGGCAGAAGGGAAATTGCCAGACGGAACAAAAAGCGTTAACAATATCAGTATTGGTGACCTACACAAAGAGGCTGCTGCCTTGCGGATGTCACCAGAAGCAAGAGACCCATTCAATCCAAAATACAAAGAAACAATTAACAAGCTAAGAGAATTTGATAAAAAACTAGGACTTGCCTAACATTTAAAATGGAGAATTAAAATGGCTTTAACTTTTATTGCAGCATCTCTTGCCGCTGCCGATGTATACAGCGACCCAGTATCAGCAACCCAAGGGCTTGTTCTATCGTTAACAGGCACCTTTGTTGCAACGGTCACATTGCAACGGCTGCAAGATAACACAACACTGGCCTCACCTACTTGGGTTGACGTAATAAACGCATCTGGGGCCATAACAACATTTACTACGGTAGGAGCCTATTCGATAACTGTTCCTAACATAACGGGTGTTTATCGCTTTGGCATTAAACCATTAGGGTTTACGTCAGGAACTGTTGCCGGAGTTCTGGCCGCAAGATAACTGTTTACTTATCTGAAAATTTATACTATAAGCCGTTTTGTAGTGGACACCGCTTTGCGCCCACGAGGTTAATAACCCGCCCATATTGTTGGATACCGGGGACGATAGAAAATATTTCGTTCAACCATTCCAGCAATAATGAGGCATTCCAATGACGACTATTGATCCAGCATTAGTAACGCAATTTAGCGAGATGGTGCATGTGGCCGCGCAGCAAAAAAGCGCACGCTATCGCCCGTACATTAAACCACTTATGATGACAGGCGACCTTTTGGCCTATGATGGCCTTGGTACCGTCGAGATGCGGGAACTGCAAGGGCGTTCTCCTAAAGTAGTGTTTGATGATATTGAACACACCCGCCGTAGGCTTAACCGGAAACGCTTTACCTGCGTTCTCCCTATCGATAAATCTGATGTTCGCGGGATGCTTACTGACCCTAGGAACAATTACGCTAGTGCAGTTGCTAACGCTGCTCTTCGTCAATATGACCGAATTATCCAGCAATCTGCTTTTGCGGATATTGCTACAGGCCGAGATTTTACAACCACGCTTACATACGCCAACGACGGCGGCATCACTGTTGATGCAACCGCTGGCTTGACCTACGAAAAACTATTAGAAATCAAACAAAACTTCATTGACAACGACATTGAAGACAACGAGCGCATCGCAATCGGCATGACCGGGATTGAGCACACACGCTTGATGCGGGAGAATGAGCTTACCTCTGGTGATTTTTCCAGAAACTTTGTTGTTGAA